TAATGTTTTATATAGATTAAATAAGTTATATCATTTAAATGATTGCGTTGCTGGAAGTCCACAACAAGATGAATACTTAAAAACTTTAAAAAAACCTGATAATATATATTTTCAATTTAAATATAAAAGTTTATATGATTGGCAATGTGAAGAATTAAAAAAAGTTGATTTATTATATGATAAAAGTTTTTTAGTGGATAATAAACCCTATTTATTCGGTAGTAAGTGGTTAAAAAAAGAACTACCTAATGGAGTAATAGAAGAAGTAAAAGAACTAATAAATAATAATTGAAAGTTTACTAATCATCTGATATAATTCTAATAGTTTATACTTCAAATCTTAACCATGAAAGAATTAAAGCCTATTAAAGGCCAAAAATCAAAACTAACAAATGAATCTAATAAAGAAGAAATTTATTCTAAGATTTTAGATTCAATATTAAATTTACTTGTTTGGAATAATGAATTACCAGAATATATAGGTAATTTAGAAATAAGACTAAACAAGAAAGAAATAAAAAGATTTCAAAAAAGATATAAAAATATTATTTGGTATATACAAAATAAAAAATTATGGAGTTAATTATGAATTGGACATTAAAAGCTAATCAAAAGTACTGGAATAAAGCATACCAAAAATATATGAAAGAAAGTACTTTAAGTGCTAAACAAGTGAGTGATTTTATTAAAGTAAATCCGTTTGTAGCACTGACAATAGAGAATAAAGCTATTAAATTAATGGAGTTAGAAAAATGATTATTAGATCAAATAGCACTTTTTCATTAGTGCAAACAATAACCGATCAACTCTTATTAGTTGTTAATGGAACTATATCCCAACCAGTTTTAAGATGTTGGCATATATCACAAAAGAATGAAGCAATAAAAGAATTTGAGAGAATAACAAAATGAATAAATTAGAAACAACAATACCTTTTGATGGTTTTTATAACTCTTTCATTAGTGCTGATATAGAGAATGAGATTGATTCTTTAACTCAATATTATTCAGAATTTTATGACCTGAGTAAAAGTGAAGAAGAATTATTATTAAATAGTTTTTTAAGTGTTAATAATAATAATTTCTACAATGAAATATGTAAAGACTATGTAAGTTTTTATATAGATAAATTAAATGAAAGAATAAAAGATTTTACATTAAA